CATTTACTACAACTATCTGTTTACTAAAATGGATACAAGTGCAACTAAAGATTTAAACTTTGATAATTCTCTTAGCACATTAAAATTTATTTGTCCTAATTGGTCACCGGCAAAAGCAATTCAATATGCAATGCGTTATGCATATACTAGAGATAAAGGTGTCAACTTACCTAATTTTTTCTTTTATGAAACTTTAAATGATTTTTATTTTCTAAACACTAACACTTTATTTGATAGAGAAAAAAATGTTTGTGTAACAGATAAGTATGACGAAATACTTAACATAAGACCTGAAGGTAAAATCGCTAAAGGTTATCATTACAAACAACCAGGTATACCTGTAGTAGGGGCAGATGGATTACCTAGGTCAAATCTTGTAGGTGATGAAAGTTATCAGAATGTTGATGAGTTTATGATAGATGATGAAAATACATTTGCTGAAGATTACATGTCTGGCAATATAACTACTAGTAATACAACGCATGACATTTTTCATAAAAGTTATAGTACACAAACATTTAATTATTATGATGACTTTGATAAATTTCCTAGATTGGGAAACAATCAAAAATATGTAAGATATAACGATATGGGTGAGAGTTCAAATATTAATAAATCTTTTACACCTAAGCATTCTAGAAATCATTCTAACTTAGTTAATCAAACAGGTGAAAGAGCAACATATTCAGATACAGTTATTTTAAATAGAAGTCAAATAGTAAAACAAATGTTTGAAGAAGTAATAACTAATTTTGAAGTGCCAGGTCATACACTTATAAATGCTGGTAAACTTATAGATTTTAATTTTCCTTCTGCTAGAGAGATAAACAATTTAGCAAAGGCATATGATAAGCATCGTAAAGGTTTATATTTAATTAGAGACTGCATACATAAAATTGTAAATCAAGGGGCAGGAAAAGCGATTTATAAGTGTAACATGAATATTGTAAAGGATGGTTATCACGATGTCGAATAAAGAAATGCCAATGTTAACTAAAGAACAACAAAAACATTTTATGGGATTCAATGGTTTTACTTGGTGGATAGGTGTCGTAGAAGATAATAACGATCCTGAAAAACTTGGTAGAGTAAAAGTTAGATGTTTAGGTTTACACACAGAAAATAAAAACGAATTACCTACTGAAGACTTACCATGGGCAACACCTATGATGCCTTTGACTTCAGGTTCTATATCACAAATAGGACAAGCACCTACAGGACTACAAAATGGTTCATGGGTTGTAGGTTTCTTTAGAGATAATGAAGATTGTCAAGACCCAGTTGTTATGGGTTCTTTTTATGGGTACCCTATGGAAAGACCTAATACTGATTTAGGATTTTGTGATGCATCAGGAACACACCCTATAGAAATTGAAGAACCAGATACATCTAGATTAGCAAGAGGTTTAACAACTTCTAAAGTATATCAAGCAAAGAAGGCACTATTAGATTTAGAAACACAAGACTTACATACTATTGCAAATGTAAGTGATACTTGGGCATCATTGTCTAACCCATATGCGGCAAGATATCCGTTTAATAAAGTAAATCAAACAGAGAGTGGTCATGTAATAGAGTTAGATGATACACCCAATGCAGAAAGAATTAATATTCAACATAAAAGTGGAACCTTTTTAGAGTTTCACCCTAATGGTGATATTAGAGTTTTAGGTAAAAATGGTGAAGTGATTATTCAAGGAGGATTAAATGTTCATATTACTGGCAATGTTAATCTTACTTGTGATAACGCATTTAATCATCATGTCAAAGGTAACTATAGTTTACAAATAGACGGAACTAAAACTGAAGTCGTAACAGGTCTTGTAAGTGAAACTTATAAGGCAAATCAAACAACAAAAATAACAGGAAAATTAGATTTAGATGCATCTAGCGAAGTTGATGTAGATGCAGGAATTATTAATTTGAACTAGGACTAAAATGGCAAAGAGAACATTATGGAGAGTTTTGATAGTGAAATTAAGAATGTGGTATGCAGACATAAGAGGACATCACGGACATAAATGGAACTATGAACCTTCAGATTATTACATGGGTAGAAACAAAAGGAAATAACTATGGCAAAAGCACCAAGATTTGGAGTGCAAGTTGCGTACACTAAAACTAGCAAAGGCACTTCTATAGGACGAAAACCGATTATGTCAACTATGAACAAATCGAAAAAACGAAGTTTTAAAAAGTACAGAGGACAAGGAAAATAAATCATGGAATTTATATGGACACTATTATTGACTGCATGTTTAACAGATACGAATTGCAAGTATCAAGATGTTCAATGGTTTGATACTGAAACAGAGTGTAATCAAAATAAACTATTACACGAAGAGATACCTATAGACGGTAACTGGAAAACAGTCAGTTATGAATGCAAACCTGTAGGAAGTAAGGCGATATAATGCCAGGTGTTGTACGAGTAGGTTTAGATAGTCATGTAGGTCATGCAAGTCCTACACCTAACCCTTTTCATAGAACATCTTACGCAACAGGTTCATCTAATGTATTTACGAATGGTGCGAAAACAGTTCGTATAGGTGATACAACTTCTTGTGGAGATCCTGCAACTGCTGGATCGCCTAATGTGTTTGTGAATGGTATTAAAGTTCATAGATTAAGTGATGCTACAGGAGGTCATGGATCATGGGTATCAAATAGTGCCGCAACTGCATCAAGTAATGTGTTTGCAAACGGCGGAGGTTCTGCACCTGCTACATCTGGTGCTATAACCACAGTTACTTCTAATAGTTTAGCAAATGGGGGTGCAGGTTGTGATAATTATGATTGGGCAAATCAAGTTTGTAAAGATTAAAGAAATAAACGACTAGGGTATAACAAATAGATATAAATAATAATATGGCAACGATTACTAGACAAACTACAAATTTTAGTGATTTAGACTTAAATTTCACATTACTAGATGGTAGTAATGATGTGGGTCTAAAAACAGATGTAGAGGCAGTCAAGCAATCTATTAGAAGTCTTATTCTGACTAGACACTATGAAAGACCTTTTCAATCGTATATAGGTTCAGCATTAGGTGATTTGTTATTTGAATTGAATACTCCTTTGACTAGAAGAATGATAGAAAAGACTATCAGAGAATGTATAGAAAACTTTGAACCTAGATGTAAACTTGTAAATATTACAGTAGATGACCAAGGTGACAGAAACGAATATAGAGTAAGAATATATTTCTATGTTGTAAATCACAATCAACAAGAAGTATTAGAAACATTTTTAGAGAGAATAAGATAATATGGCAACTACAACTAAAAGAATTAGAGTTACCGAGTTAGACTTTACAGAGATTAAAAATAATCTTAAAAGTTATCTAAAAGCACAACCTAAATTTGCTGATTATAATTTTGAAGGTTCTGCTATTAATACTTTGCTAGATGTTTTAGCATACAATACACATTATAGTGCCGTGTATTCTAATATGGTTGCTAACGAGATGTTTCTTGATAGTGCAGTCAAGAGAGATAGTATTGTATCACTAGCAAAACATTTAGGATATACACCAAGGTCTTCAACTGCACCAACGGCAGTAATCAATGTAACAATTAATAGTCCTGCAGGAAGTCCTGCAACACTAACGATGCCATCAGGAACAACTTTTTCTACCCAAGTAAATGGCACAAGTTATTCATATGTAACACAAAGCGATTTAACTATCGTACCTTCTTCTGGTGTTTATACTTTTACAAATGTTAATGTAAAAGAAGGAACATCTATTCGATATGAATATACAAAAGATAGTGCAGATTTTAATCAAAGATTTTTAATACAAGATGATAGAGCAGATACAAGCACATTAAAAGTATCAGTACAAAATTCAACTACAGATGCCACAACAACTACATTTACAAGAGCAGAAAATATTTTAGATGTAAAAGATACCTCTGAAGTATATTTTTTAAATGCAGTAGAAGATGGTCAATATGAAGTTACTTTCGGTGATGGTATTTTAGGTAAAGCATTAAGTGATGGTAATATAATAGTTTTAGAATATCTTATAACAAATGAAGAAACATCTAACGGTGCTAAAACATTTACATTATCTTCTACAGTAGGTGGTACTACTAATGCTACAATCACAACTGTTTCTAATTCACAAGGTGGAGCAGTAAGAGAAACTTTAGATAGTATAAAATTTAACGCACCTAAATATTACTCTTCACAAAATCGTGCAGTTACGGCAGAAGATTTTAAAGTTATACTTCCTAAACTATACGGTAATGTTGATAGTATGCAAGTGTGGGGTGGTGAAGATAATGACCCACCTATCTATGGTAAAGTTTTTCTATCAATTAAACCTGTAACAGGAACAACATTAACAGAAACTACAAAGGCAAGTATTACAAAAGATATTTTAGCATCTAAAACTATGGTATCAATTACACCTGAAATAGTTGATCCTTTATATATTTGTATTATGCCAACAATCAATGTATATTGGAATCCTAATTCAACTACCTCAACAGGAGGTGATATAGTAACTAAAGTCAAAGATGCAGTTACAAATTATTATAATACTGAAATCAAAAATTTTGATAGTGTATTCAGATTTTCAAAGTTTCAAAAAATTATTGATGAATCCGATGTAGGTATTACAAGTAACATTACAACTTTTAGAATAGAACAACACTTTACTGCAGTTCTAAATGAAAAATATAAGTACACCACAAACTTCTATAATCCATTATTTACTCAAGGAGCGGGTGCACCTACTAACTTATCATCGACAGGATTTTATCTAGCAGGTTCTACAAACTTACACTTCTTAGATGATGATGGTGCAGGTAATGTAAGGTCATATTATCTAGAGCAAGGTACATCAACAAGAGTATATACAAACTCTCAACAAGGATCAATTAACTATACTACAGGACAAATAATAGTAGACCAGTTAAATGTTACTTCAACTGTATTAGATAACAACGAGGTAAAATTATATGTAACACCTAACAGTAATGATGTAGTATCTGTTAGAAATGTATTACTTATGATTAACCCAGCAAATGTTGTTGTTAATACTATTGTTGATAAAGTAGCAACAGGAGAAAGCACCGCAGGTGTTGACTATACTGTTTCATCAAGTCATAACTTATCTCAAACTGGACAAACAACTACTACCTCTTCTTCAATATCCTCTGCAGGATCTTCTTCAAGTTCAAGTTCTAGTTCTTCAAGTTCAGGTTCTAGTTCTGGTTCTTCAGGATCGTCTAGCGGTTCTGGTTACTAAATGAGGTGATAACTTATGGCACATATACTTGATAAAGATAATAGAAACCGTCTATCTAAATTAGTATCAGAGCAATTACCAGAATTTATTAAAGGTGACCACACCACTCTTGTTGCTTTCATTGAAGCATATTACGAATATCTAGAACAAAATCAAAAACCTATAGAGATGAATAGGAATCTTCGTCTTTATAATGATATTGATATGACACTAGATTCCTTCGTTGATTATTTTAAAAAGAATTATCTTGTAGATATACCTGATACAATACTTGCAGACAAAAGAACATTTTTAAAAAATGTAAGAGAATTTTATAAAGGAAAAGGTACAGATAAATCATTCATTCTACTATTCAGAATGTTATTTAATGAAACGGCAGAAATCTACTATCCTAAAGTAGATATGTTAAAAGCATCTGATGGTATCTTCACTTCAGAAACAGTTTTAAACTTAAAAAGTCTTACAGGTGATGTTACTCAAATTACAGGACAATTAGTTACACAACCTAATAATAAGAATGATGCTAATATTAACTTAGCAACTGCAACAATAGAAAGTGTTGTAGGATTTGTAGTTGGCGCTAATCAAATTTATAGATTAACATTAACAGATAATACACTTGCAGGAAACTTTATTGCAGGTCAAACAGTAACTATTACAGGACAAGATAATAGTACAATTACAGGAGTTGTTGATAGTATTATCACAGGTGTTACTACAACGAATGATGGTAATTATTATACACAAGAAGATGCACTAGCAAGTTCAGGTGGGTCAGGTTCATCTGCCGCTTTTGATATTGAAGCGACAGGTAAAGGTGGTGTTGA